GAACGATCCGAGTGCATATTTCCATATTCTAATCATTCGCAGTGGCAGGGTTTATCTCCACAACGAAGACAGACATCAGGTTGAGGTTTATCTATTTTGTTTGGATTCCATTGAAAGGGAACTCCACTCTTATTACCATCATCAAGAGGAGACTCTTTGATATATTTGATATACTTTGCATTGGCATCTTGTTCTAATATCTCGTTTACTCTCTCATCATACCATGCTATTGGTATTCCGATGTCAAGTGTCTTCAAATATTCTGATTTATACAAATATAGTAATTCGTAACTTAAGAATGTTGGATTGTTGAATTTGGGTAATTGATCTAGAAAATGTCTTGTGGTAGATTCTTCTCTTATTCTGGATTGTTGATTTTGGAGTATGTTTTGATCCCTACCTATGACTATGACCTTGGTTTTAACACCCAAGGATTGAGCACTCGTGCAAAACTGCACCACGTTTGGACACCATTTCGTCCCTTTACTTTGTATGCCAAGTGGGATACTTATTGAAGTAAAAAAATATTGACTTTGCGACCAGTCAAATTTATGCAGAGTGGACGGATCCTTCCAATACTCAGCAAAGGGCTCTGAAAAACGGTGAGCTTCCCAATAATTATCAAGAAGGCTCTTCCAACCAAAAACGTCTTGGTGAAGTGAAAAAATTTTAGACCAGAGGTGGTTGCCCGACCCTTGCGGTCCCGTGAGCACGACAAGCGTTTTGTTCATCATAATCAGTACCTTTATCTAATTATAACATAAATAATCTGGACTGTATATACAGTCAATTTAGGTATATACCATATGGCAAATCCAAAGATTAAAATAAAGCGATCTAGTGTCGCTGGAAAGGTACCACATTACCCTAATACACTGGACTTAGGGGAATTCGCAATCAATACTGCAGACGGTAAAGTCTTCATTGCTGCAGGTGTGAATGGTGTGGGAGTAGGAACAACTGTCAGAGAAGTCGGACTTTCTACAGAAAATGTTCTAGCACAAACGTTAGTTGTTGACGGTCAATCCACATTCAGTCATGCAAATTTTGTAGGTGTTACAACAATTGCATCAGGACTGCAAGCAAATATAAATTCAACTGGTATATCAACTATATCAGGATTTACCTTTCCATCAAATGACGGGACTGAAGATCAGGCCATGGTCACTGATGGAAATGGTGGTCTAAGTTTTAAAACTATTTCAGGTGGTGGTGCTGCTACTGGTGCTGCAACAACCATCTCTGCAGGTGTGTCAACAGCCACAGCAGGTCAGACTGTATTTACTACAGTTCACCCACACAATGATGGAGTTGACACCTACAGTCACCAAGTGTTCATGAATGGTCTGAAGATGAGGCCAGGTGGTGCAGGTGCATCTACAAGGGACTTTGTATCATCTGGAAATAGTACCATAACCTTTGACACTGGTCTTGACGTAGATAGTGAAGTAAGAACTATAGTATATTTTGGTAACACGTTTGAAGAGGAATTTTTCACTGCTACAGAAGGTCAAACTCTATTTGCCTTATCAGGAAACTTAACTGCACAGAAAAACTTCAAGGTTTATGTCAACGGGGTCAAACTTAGAAATGGGATTGACTTTGGTGTTGCTTCACCAGTCACACTAACAACCCCTGCTGCAGCAGGTGATCATGTTGAAATAACCTGTGACAATGCAGAAGATACCTTTACAGCAACTGCTGGACAAGCGAGTTTTACCCCATCATCCAGTGAAATATCAAACGCTAATATGCAAGTATTTGTCAATGGTATTATTCTGAATGAAAGTGAAGATTATACTATTGGAAGTCCTTCAGTCACCATTACTGACGGTGCAGGTCTCACTGCAGGCGATCAAGTAGATGTTGTTATTAGACGAAACTAAATAAGAACATGGCACAACCTTCAACTAGACAAGAATTAGCAGAATACGGGAAAAGAAAATTAGGTGCTCCTGTATTAGAGATCAATGTTGCTGATGAGCAAATAGAAGATCTCTTAGATGATACCTTTACTTTCTACCAAGACCGTCATATGGATGGTGTGGAGAAGATGTATCTAAAACATAAGATTACAAAAGACTTTACAGACACTGTGCAAGCAAGTGGGAATAGTGGGGCAGAGTCTTCACTTGGTATCACCACCACTACCAGTTCTAGTGTGAACATCACAGGTTTGGGCACTACCACATTTTCTTTTGAAGAAACACAAAACTTTATTCAAATACCAGACGCTGTGATTGGTATTGAAAAAGTATTCAAAGTTGATAGTCGTGCTATAGCATCTAACATGTTCAACTTGACCTATCAATTATTTTTGAACGAAATATACTACTTCAGTTCCATGGAGTTGATGCAGTATACAATGACAAAGAGATATCTAGAAGATATAGATTTTATATTGCATCCAGACAAACAGATAAGATTCAACAGAAGACAAAATAGATTATACATTGACTCTGATTATAGTAGTATGAAAGAAGATGATTATCTTATCATAGAGTGTTACAGAGTATTAGACCCTAATGATTACCCTAAAGTCTACAATGACAGATGGGTCAAGAAGTATTTTACTGCATTATTAAAAAAACAGTGGGGTCAGAATCTCATTAAGTTTCAAGGTGTAAAATTACCAGGTGGTGTGGAACTAAATGGTAGACAGATATATGATGATGCAAATAGTGAATTAGATGCATTAGAATCTAAGATGAGCACCGAGTACGAATTACCACCACTAGACTTTATAGGATAATGAAAACATACAAACAATTTAAAGAAGGAATTGATGATGAGCTCAAAGGTGATTTGGGTGCAATGAGTCAAGCTTACAATGACGAAAAGAAAAATCCCGTAGTACCAAATAGGAAAAAGGGCAAGAAACTCTTAGATAGATTGCTAGGTCCTTTCCAAGATAAAGTATAATGGCACTCAATCCGTTCTTCTTACAAGGTAGCAAGGGTGAGCAGAACCTGTTGAGGGATTTGTCTAATGAGACAATCCAGATACATGGTATCGAATTCATCTATATGCCTCGCTCTTTGGTGAATCAGAAAGATGTGATGCGAGAGATAACAAGTTCTAAGTTTGACAAATCATTCCCATTAGAAGGATATATATCATCCTTTGAGGGATTTGATTCTAACTATAATTTACTTACAAAGTTTGGTGTAAGATCAACAGCTGAGATGAAGATAGTCATCTCAATTGAGAGATATAGTCAAGGTATTGCACCCCTTCTTTCACAAGAGAGACCTAATGAGGGTGACCTCATGTATTTCCCACTAAGGGATATCATATTTGAGATCAAGTATGTAAATGATATAGAAAATTTTTATCAGTTACGTGAGAGATATACATATGAACTTACCTGTGAACCCTTCGAGTTTGAGGATGAGGTCATTGATACAGGTGTCACTGCTATTGATGATGACTTTGATGATGAGGGTTACAATGTTACTATGATACTTGGTGACAAAGGAACAAGAGCAACAGCGACAGCAACCATAGGTAATGGTGCTATATACAAAATTGATTTAGTTAGTGGCGGTGCAGGTTATACTAATGCACCTACCATAGTCATTGAACCACCTGACAGTGGAACTCAAGCAACTGCAGTTGCAATCACATCTACCTCAGGATCAAGACTCAACACATCATTGAGAGTGTCTGACATAAGGATAACAAATCCTGGTGCAGGTTATACACAGATACCAAATATACAATTCTTACCTGAAGATGGTAAGGGTGTTGGTGCTAGTGCAGTTGCAGGTCTTGGTACAAGTGGTGTAATTACAGGTATCACTCTAACTACTGGTGGTGCAGGTTACCTTACTCCTCCATTAGTAACTGTCAGCAACCCTGCTGCAGGTGGAGAAGTTGGTGTTCTTACAGCACGTATCAACACAACAACTAATAGAGTCACACACATTGATATATTGAATGCAGGTCATAGTTATGCATCTGCACCTACTATCACAGTTGGTGCTGCAAATACATTTGGTAGTGGCATATTCCAATATGGTCAAATTATAACTGGTGAGTCTTCTCTTACCACAGCATTTGTCACAAAATGGGATACTGCAACAAATACGTTACTTGCAAGAAATCTTTCTGGTGACTTTGCAGTTGGAGAAAACATAAGTAATATTGGATTCGGTACTGCTCAGTATGCACTAGATAGTATCGACTATGATGACGATGATGTTCAAAACACTGGAGATGAGATAGAAACTTTATCATCCAGTAGCGTTTTGGACTTTACAGAAAGAAACCCATTTGGAGAAGTATGAAAACATTTAAACAATTCATGGAGGATCTAAACAATCAAAGTAAAACTCCTAAAATGTATGGTAAACAATCTGGTAGTTATGATTCATTCATAAGAGATCAAGGTCAAAAAGCAAAAGAGAATATGCTTTTCAAAAAAATGACGGGTTTCAAGATAGATCTTGCTAAGAGAAAAACTAATAGTGGTATTGCATAATGTTAGGAAGTTATTTTTACAATGAGACTATAAGAAAGACTGTAATTGCTTTCGGTACATTGTTCAACAACATAAAGATAAAAAAATTTGCCAGTGATGGTAAAGCAATCAGTCAGATCAAGGTGCCTGTTGCATACGGTCCTATGCAAAGATTCCTTGCAAGAATTGAACAGCAAGCAAACTTTGATGATAATGTTGCTATCACACTACCAAGATTATCATTTGAACTTACATCATACACATACGACTCAAGTCGTAAATCATCACCAATAACAAAGTTTACAGGTAAAGGATCTGATAAAACAAAGCACAAAAAAATATTTTTACCTGTGCCTTATGACGTAGGGTTCAGACTTAGTTTTGCAACCAAACTACAGGACGATGCACTGCAGATAATAGAACAAATACTTCCATTCTTTCAACCTTCATATAGCGTGACTGTCAATATGCTTGAGGGTGTAGAGGAGAAGAGAGATATACCTTTTACTCTTGCAAATGTTTCTTTTGTTGATGAGTATGAGGGAGATTTTTCTACACGTAGATTTATACAATACGATCTAGATTTTGTTGCGAAAACATACTTCTATCAAGAGGTTCCAACAGACGAGTCTGGTGTTATCAAGAAGGTACAAGTCGATTACTCTACTGCTATCAGAGCACCAAGAGCACAGAGATATACAGTTGTACCACAGGCAGTCAAAGACTATAACAGCGATACTACAACAACGATCACAGGAGA